CAAAATGAGGGTGGTAGAAATGGAGACACCACCTGTTGTAGAAAGGAGAAGTAAATGACAACAATTAAAACAGCAAAACCAAAATTAACACCAGAACAAAGAAGACAACGAGTAAAAGACCTTTATGAGTATCAGATTGATGCATTTCAGAAACTTGGGATTAGTGATCCTATTTACATCCCTAAGATGGCATATGTGCCTAATGGAAAGGATGAGCGACACATTGCATTCTTTGGCAATGAGCTAGAGAAATGTGAGAATTCTGATATTCCTGAAGATATCTATACTGAGTTTGTTAGTATGGAGTATCTATCTGAGGATACATCCAGATCCCTTTACAAATGGAAATTTAACCCACACTGGAGAACTGAGTATGATATTATACCAGCTACTGATGTTATCCAAGAGCGGTACATGATTCCTGTATCTGAGTTACGTTTAATGTATGACAATACAGAACGTCTCAAGACACACAAGTATGAAGAAGAAACCACTATAGTCACTCAAAATGTTGACTTGTTTGATGTGGAAAAACCTTTTGATTCTGAGGAAGATTCACCACTTAAAGACTTGACAATCAGGGATATAGTTAGTATCTTTACAGGACGTCCAGTAAGCAACAAGCCCTGGTTAAATCAACTACTAAAAGAAATTAACAATAAGTAATGGCACAGTCAGTATTAATCATCAGTGAATCTGGTGCAGGTAAAAGCACTGCAATCAGAAACTTGGATCCGAAGGAAACATTTATTATTAACGTTGCAAACAAAGCCCTCCCTTTCAAAGGATGGAAGAACATGTATCCTATTTGGTCTAGAGAAAACCAAGAAGGTAGAATGTACACTAGATCTAGTGCAAATGAAATCATGGCCTGCATGAAATACATCAATGAGAAACGTCCTGAGATCAAGAACATTGTTATTGATGACCTTCAGTACATGTCTGCCTTTGAGTATTTTGAGAAGGTGGATGAGAAGGGCTATGAGAAATTCAATAAAATTGCAAAAGATTTGGCTACTGTAGCCCGCTATCCTAAAGATATGCGTGATGATCTTATTGTGTTTATGATGACTCATGCTGAAGAAACATTGGATGCTTATGGTGAAAAGCGTGTAAAAGCTAAAACTGTAGGCAGAATGATTGACAACTCACTGACTCTTGAGGGTCTGTACTCTACTGTATTATTTGCTAAAGTCAAGAAAGGTAAAGATGGTGACATGCGTTACGTATTTGAAACCCGCAATGACGGCAGCAACACTTGTAAATCTCCCTTTGGGATGTTTGATAACAAAGAAATAGACAATGATTTAGACATTGTAAGACAAGCAATAATTAACTACGAAAACTAAAACTTATGATTAGCACACAAAACATCACTCAATCTTCTGGAAGCACTGGTAGTGTAAAGAAGATTATCACCCCTGGCACATGGACTGTAAAGATTAACTCTGTTGAATTATCTGCACCTCCATATGACACCACTGCATATTTTCTTGTATTGAATGTAGAAGGTCCTGACATGGGTCCAACCTTTGAAGGTTTCTATATTGACAAGGACAACCCAGCTCTTGGTAGACACAAGGGTCAGATTGGTCGTATCAAAACCAACTACTATGCATACAAAGATGGTGAAATGCCCTCTGGTGAAAAGATCCAACGTGACCAGCAAATCCTACGTGCTATCTATTCTATCTGCATTACTGTAGGTAAAGGCTCATGGATTGATGAAGTCAACAACAAATATGCTACTATTGAAGCATTTGTTAAAGGTTTCAGTGACATGATCAAAGGCACATGGATTAAGATGGTTATTGGTGGTAAGGAGTATGAGCGTAATGGTTATATGAACTATGACCTGCACCTTGTAAAGAACACCAAGACACATTACAACATTGCATCTGCAGAAGGTGACTCTAGTAACTTGATTACCTTCAATGAGAATGATCATATTAAGAAAGCTAAAGTGGAATCTGTATCATCTTTTGGTGATGATGATCCATTCAAGCCTTCTGATGGAGCTTCTGCATTTGAACTTTAAAAATTTATTGTTTAAACTTAGAAAGGGGATGTAGGTTTACGTCCCCTTTCTTATTATTGTAGTACAGGTATGATTAGTACAAAGCATCTTGTTATGGATATCTCTACAGTTCCACGTGAGTGGATCTTTGAGAAGTACTGTAGACTATCTGAAAAATTACAAGGTCAGGATGTTAAAATCAAAAGCTTATTTAACCCTAATGAAAGAACTCCATCCATGTGTATATACTATGCTAAAGACAAGCACACGTATAAATACAAGGACTTTTCTACTTCTAGGGGTGGTGATGCTGTTGACCTTGTAAAAAATTTATTTGATCTGAGCAGCAGATATGAAGCTGTTATAAAGATAATTGAAGATTACAACGAGTTTGTATTACACAACAACGGTGGATATGATATTGCAGACTTTAAAAAGTACAGCAAGTATCAGGTAAATCTCATTGAAAAACGGGATTGGAACACACTGGATAGTAAATACTGGACACAATTCAGTATTAATTCTAAGCTACTTGAATACTATAACGTCAAACCTCTTACCATGTATGAGATGGTAAAAGATGACGGGCACAGTGAAAAGAAGCTGAGAATTGAAGGTAACTATATCTATGGTTATTTCAGAGAAGACGGTACACTGTACAAAATCTATCAGCCCAAGGTAAAACAAAAGAAATTCCTAAAGGTTAAGAACTATGTACAGGGTACTGATCAAAGAACAAACGCAGATAATTTATTCATATGCTCATCACTCAAAGATGGCATGTGTTTAAAACGGATGTTTCCAGCATTTGATATCATTGCACCAGATTCAGAAAACACGATGATCAAAAAAGACATACTTGATGGAATAATGAATAATTATTCTACTGTATATCTTATATTTGACAACGATGAAGCAGGTGAGATATCTACTAAAAAGTATGCAGCTCTTTATCCCAAGATAAAAACACTACGTTTAGATCTGGAGAAAGATGTTGCAGATGCAATAAAGACATACGGCATCAGACATGTTCATTCTGAGTTATCTAAGTTACTATAATGAAAATATTCACAATACCTGGTAACACACCTTCTAGTAAAAATTCTAGGGTGTACACAGGTAAACACTTTATAGCAAGTAAAGCAACTAGAGAATGGGTTAAAAAGACCCAAGACGCATTTGTTGAACAGCGTAAAGAGTTTACAGAGCAACTAAAAGGTTTAGATAAACCCTACAGAATTGCTTTCAAATTCTACCGTGGTAGCAAACACAAGTTTGATTACCTTAATCCAGCGCAGACTATACAGGATGCTATGGTTAGACACCACTGGTTAGATGATGACAACTGTGATGAAATCATCCCGGTATTTGTTGAGTATGAATATGATAAGTTAAACCCTAGAGTAGAAATTACAATTTTAAATGGAAAAGAAGAAAGTATTTAGAGTACTAGCTTTGTTCTCAAGTCAAGCAAGTTTAATGTTTGATGTCTTTGATCTTCCTGCAACTAATGTAGAAGAATTTATTGCTGAGCATGCACCTGATTTAAAACAGGATCATGACTGGAGCATTGTAGAGTTTGAGACCAAAGCAGAAGCTAAAGCCTACATCCAAGGTGTCAATGATGCCAACGGATGGGGAGATCCCAACGCAATTTTATTATGAGTTATTATGATTCACTAGCCAAAGTCATAAAATCCATTATGTTAGAACAGCCCTTTTACGGGCTGTTTTTGTTAAACGTAAACAAGGAATTTAATGACCGCTGTCCTACTGCAGGTGTTAGTAGAGATGGTATTAATTTTAGACTCCAGATTAATCCAACATTCTGGGATTCTCTATCTGAGGATCACAAGGAAGGTTTGATTATTCATGAAGCATTGCATATTATCTATGACCACCTAAATCTTAGGGAAGGTTTTACAGATTTTAAACTATTCAACATCGCTGCGGATCAACAGGTCCCACTTTTGTAGTAATACGTAAGTGAAAAATTTCTTAAATTGCGGGAACGTCCTTAGAGCTTTATATACCAAACATAAATAGTGATATTTATGCGGCTGAACTAACTATTCAGGTATGGTAAAAAGTATAAAGATTGGATAATCCGCAGCCAAATTTCTAAAATAGTTGTTTCATTTGAATTAAATCAGTATATTATATATAGGATTCAAATGAAAAAGTTAGATTTAAATGAAGATATAGTTAAAAAGCTTTACTTAGAAGGTAATTCAGCTTATACTATTGCAAAAAATTTTAAATGTTCTGAAGGAGCAATTCAAAAAGTAATAAGAAAACTAGGTATAATGAGAAATCATTCTGAAGCTTGTAGAAAAAGAACATACAGATCTACAGGAATAAAGGATGAATCTTTTTTTGAAAGTATAGATACTGAAGAAAAAGCATACTGGTTAGGTTTTCTTATGGCTGATGGTTGCATAAATCTTAAAGCTAATAGAGTACAACTAGCATTAGCTGAAACAGAACCTTTAGAAAAATTTAAAAAATCAATTAAATCTAATCAAGAAATTAAAACATACACTAGAAAAGATGGGCATATATCACATAGATTTGATGTAACATCTAAAAAAATGTGTAATGATTTAATTAAACATGGATGTGTTCCTAATAAAACGTACATTTTAAAATTTCCTGATATTAAATCAGAGCTAGTTCATCACTTGATCCGTGGATATTTTGACGGAGACGGTTGCATTTATTTTCGTAAACCTAGAGGAAATTATGTATCTCCTGTTATTTCAATAGTAGGAAATATTGATTTCTTACAAGGATTAAGAAAAAATCTAAAGATGGATGAATACAAAATGACGTTAAAAATAAGACATCCAGAACGAAACAATAACATACGTTACTTTGTTTTAAGCGGTAAAAAAGCATGTGAAAAATTTTTTAAAATTGTTTATGCTGATGCTACTGTTTATTTAGAAAGAAAGTATTTAAAATTCACAACTATTTAGAAAGAGGTTCAACGACTATAATAGAAATATCCTATACTGATTAATAGGATAATGGTATAGTCTGGTCTTATATGAAAATATAAGTTAACACAACGTGTGAGCTGAATCAATATATTGAGCCCAGCAAATTACCTGATGGTGCAATTACACCAGATACCTTCAAAGACAAGGTAAAACTTGATGAAAGAGCAGGTACATATTATTACTATGCAGAACTAGAAAAACTACGTGATCAAAATCCAGACATGTTTGGTGATAATGGTGTGTGTACTATGGATGACCACGATCAGTGGGATGATGGTAAAGAACTTACTGAAGCTCATAAGAAGCTAGCACGTAAGCAAGTTGAGCATCTAGTTCAACAAGCTGCAGAGCAAGCACTGAAAGCTCAAGGTAGATTACCTGGTAATATTCATGAGATATACAAACGTATCACTAAACCGGAAGAAGCCAAGTTTAACTGGAAAGCATATCTGCGCCAGTTTGCGGGTGGTTCTGTACGTAGTGAGATTAAATCTTCTAGAAAGAAAATCAACAGGAGATTGGAGAAGGAACAAGTACCTGGTAAAAAGTTCCTAAGACGTAAACATATTCTTGTAGGTATAGATACATCTGGTTCTGTAAGTGATGGAGAACTAAAAGAATTCATGAATGAGATTCATCACATATACAAAGCTGGAGCAGAAATCACTATTGCACAATGTGATACAGATATTAAATCTGTTGAGAAGTACCAACCCACTAAAGATATTGAAATCAAAGGTAGAGGTGGTACTGAGTTTGATCCTATTATAGAATTATTTAACAAAGGTATAAGCACATATACCTGTCTTATTTACTTAACTGATGGAGAAGCATCCTGTACAGTTAAACCCCGTGGTAGAGTCCTTTGGACATTATCCTCAAGATCCTCAATGAATGAATCATTACCTGGATCTGTAATTAAACTAAACTAAAAAACAAACATTAGAAAAATGGCACAAGTTAATTTGAACACTAGAGAACTGAAAGATTTTATGCATCACATGATCAACAACAACCGGGAAATCCAAAGCAAAGGATTGGTACCAGTTGCTATTAACATCATTGGTGATCATGGTCTGGGTAAAACTACTGTAATTCAACAACTGGCAATGGAAGAAGGTCTTGACTTTGTAAAGATCAACCTTGGTCAGTTAGATGAGATATCGGATTAAACTTTACTTTTTCATATTTTTATAGTATATTATAACTATATGAAAAACTTATTTTTAGAATTAAGTTCAAAAGAACTTCAAAAAAAATCTGGAATATATAAAATCATATGTAATGATAGATTTTATATTGGTAGTAGTAAGAATTTATATGCAAGACTACATGAGCATAGAAGACATTTAGGGTTTAAAAAACATCCAAATGATTTCTTGCAAAAAGCATATAATAAATATGGACAAGACCATATATTATATGAAATTGTAGAATTCTGTAGTCCAGAAGAAAGAATTATAAAAGAATCTTACTATATACAAAATTTAAAACCGGATTTTAATTTACAACTTGATCCAATTGATAGAACTTTAAGTAGTTATTCAAAGCAGAAACTTTCAAAATCAATTTTGAAAGGTAGGGCTGAAGGTAAATACAAAACAAAGTTTGATTATGCAGAAATTGAAATGTATGATGTAATTGGTAATTATTTAAAATCATTTAAAAACAAAGACGAGGCTTGTAAAAAACTTAATATATCAAGAAGGCAGTTAAACAGACTGGCTGGAGGTTATAAAAAAGGTTTAGCTTCAGAAACTGGTTATAGATTGAGATACTCAAACTCTAATGTTCCAGTTCAAGAATTTAAAGTTCAAACTAATACTTTAGGTTCACGTTTTGATTTTGAATATCAAGATAAAGAAGGAAACTATCTACCTGCATTTAATTCCGTAAGAGACTGTTGGAAGTTTTTTACAGAACAGGTAAATAATGGCAATTTTGAATTTACTCTAAAAATAAAACAAAAAAAATAAACCCTACTAGGTCCGATTAAAATTGTGTGAACTCAGGGAACATCCAGAAGTGGACAATCCTGATCCAAGCTTTGTAGAAATACATTGAAGGAGCAACGACTAGATAGATTATTCTTACCAGATGGTGCTGAAGAAGAAATATCCACGAGCGCACAACAATTACTTATGTATACCAATACTTAAAGGTAATTGATGATATAGTCTGAACTGCAGCAATAACAAATGAAACTGCAGAACTATAAGATAAAGAACTTATAGGATAACATAATGATAGTAGGTTTCCCTGTTAAAGAATTCCAGATATCTAAAACTACAAGTGATGGAAACAAAACCAAATGGGTTACTGAAATGGAAGCAGAACGTGCTATCAAAGATCCTACAGTTAAACTGACTGGTCTAAAGCGTACTACTTACTGTCCTCCTGAGTGGATTGCTGGTAAATCTAATGGTGGTATTCTATTGTTAGATGATTTTACTCGTGGTTCTCAAGCAATGATGCAAGCTGTTATGGATTTGATCTATACGCAGGAGTATTATTCTTGGACCCTTCCTAAAGATTGGCACATCTGCTTGACTTCAAACCCAGATAATGGTAACTATCATGTTACTGCACTAGACGGTGCACAGACTTCAAGATTTATTTCTTGTAATCTGAAGTTTGATGTTAACTGC